GAGACCGTGGATCCGACCAACGGGCTGATCGAGCCGGTCGATCCGCGAACCGGGCGCAAGATGCCGGCCCGGCCCCTGATTCCGGATCCGGGGTGGGACACGCATCCGGGGAAAACCGAGTGGGCGCCGGATCTGGACAAATATCCGGACGAACTGAGAACGCAGTTTGAGGAGGACACGCCATGAGAATTAAATTTTTGTCAATGAAAACCAATGCGGATCTGGGTGTTATTCCGCCGGATTGGTTTCAGATATTTCCGGCCGGAGACGTTTTGATCCTGGGAGATGACCCCGCGATAATGGACGAAGAATCCGCAGCTCTTGTGATCAACGCCTTTAACGGGCTGGGTCATGACATGGTAATCGACTATGAGCACCAAACCCTGACCGGGGAAAAAGCGCCGGCAGCGGGGTGGATCAAGGAAATGCAGTGGCGGGGCAAGGACGGATTGTGGGTTCGCTCCGAATGGACCGAACAGGCCGCCGAGTTTATCAAGAATAGAGAATACCGCTATTTTTCGCCCGTGTTTTCGGTCAGAAAATCCGACAAAAAAATAGTTGAAATTTACAATGCCGCGCTTACAAACCAGCCCCGGCTGATTAATATCCAGGCGCTGGCTGCAAAATATGAGGCAAAAACCATCAAAAAAGGAGAACGAATCATGTGGGAAAAAATCAAAAAATTGTTGGGGCTGGCCGACGATACCGGCGAAGACAAGGTGGTCGAAGCTGTCGGAGCCGTAGTGGCCAAGAACACGGAACTGGAAGCGGCGGCCGCAAAAAAACCGGTTGAAGTGGTGGCCTGCAAAGAGGTGTTGGCGGTGCTCAAGTTGGGCGACGATGCCGACAAGGAGATGGTGATCGCGGCCATCGGCAGCCTGGGCGGTACCGACGACGTGGCCCAGATATTGAGCCTCCAGGTGGCTAAGCTGACCCAAAAACTGGCCGGGATGGAGCAGTCCGACCTGGTGGCGCTTGCTCTCAAGGACGGGAAAACCAGCCCCGAAGAGTTGGAGGCATGGGGCAAGGATCTGGCCCTGAAAAACCCGGATCAGTTCCGGAAAATCGTGCTGTCCAGGCCGGAAGGGAGTGTGATTCCGATGGGACAGACCCGGATCAAGAAGGATGAACCGGGCGATGTTACCGACGAGACCGTTCTGGAAGTGGGCAAGATGATGGGGGTCACGGCCGAGGATATCAAGAAGTACGGGACGCAAGGTGTAAGGTGAAAGGTAAAAGGTGAAAGGTTTTTAAACGAATAGGAGGGAAAAAACATGACGGCATTAACAGAAGATAAAAAAATTGAATATCGAGACGGCGTGGAGCTGGAGTTCGAGATGGCCGGGTCGGAAAAGGTTTTCGGCGGCGCCCTGGCCTGCGTCAACGCGGCCGGGTACTGCCTGGAAGGGTCTGACACGGCCGGGCTGATCTTTCAGGGCGTGGCCCAGGAGCAAAAGGACAATTCCCTGGGGTCCAACGGCGACCTTAAGATCGTTCTCAAGCGCCGGGGCCTGGTCAAGGTGATCCTGGACACGGCCATCACCATCGCCAATGTCGGCGACAACGTGTTCCTGGTGGACGACCAGACCGTGGACCTGGTGGGTAACACTACCAATGACATTTTCTGCGGCATCATCGCCGGGTATATCGACACGACCCATGCATGGATCGACATCGAGCCGGCCATTCGCCAGGCGGATGTGGCCACCCATATCGCAGACGGCAGCGCAGCCCATGCGGCCAGCGCGATTTCCATCGCCGACGCCGGGTTATTCACGGCACAGACCACCGTCGAGGCGGCGCTCCAGGAGATCTATCCCAAAGCGCCGGTGGCCATCGCCGATCCGGGAGACGCCGGCGCGATACCGGTGACCCGGTCCGGGTCTGTGGCGATTACCACCACCGGCGTTGACGATACCCGGACCCTGGCCATTCCGGCCCTGGCCAGCATTACCCTGGCCATCAGCCTGGACGTGGATGCCGGAGACGCCGTGATCACCGCGGCAGGCACCATCAACACGACCGGGAACAACACCATCACAATGGCTGACGCGGGCGATATCGTCGTTTTGACCGCCGTGCAGGTAGCCGGCGCACTGGTGTGGCGCGTGGTGGTTGCTGACGGAGCCGTATTGTCGACCGTGTAAAAAGGCAATTTTGAGTTATTAATTTTGAATTTTTAATTCACAACAAAATTAAAAAAGGAGAGCGACCATGTTGGTAAACAAAGGCAATCTCACAGCGGTTTTCATCAACCTGAAAACCACGTTCAACAAGGCATTCGACGCGGCACCGGCCCTATGGGAAAAGACGACCATGCTGGTGCCCAGCGGGTCCGGGCAGAGCGATTACACGTGGTTGAGCCGGTTCCCGAAAATGCGGAAATGGCTCGGCGACAAAGTCGTCAAGGCCCTGGAAGCATTCAAATACACCGTGGTCAACGATGACTGGGAGGCCACCGTGGAGGTGGACCGCAACGACATCGAGGACGACAACCTCGGAATTTACGGGCCCCAGGCCCAGGAAGCGGGATATTCCGCCAAGCAGCTCCCGGATGAGATCGACGCGGATCTCAAGAACAACGCGTTCGAAAACGAGTGCTACGACGGCCAGTATTTTTATGATGATGACCACGATGTGGCCGGATCCAGCGTCAGCAACCTGGGCACGGCGGCGCTGTCCGCTGCCACCACGGCCGCGGCGGCTGCCAGCTACGGGGCTGGCCGGCTGGCCATTATGAGCTTTAAGGATGACGAAGGGCGGCCGCTGGCGCTGATCCCGGACGTCCTGGAAGTGGGGCCGGCCCTGGAAGCCACCGGCCGGCTGCTCCTGGAAAACGATAAGCTCACCGACGAATCTCCCAACCCGTACAAGGGAACGGCCACGCTGCTGGTCAATCCCAGGATTACGAGCACTACCCAGTGGATGCTTCATGTGACCAACCGCCCGTTAAAACCGTTTGTCTACCAGGAGCGGAAAAAACCGGTGTTCGTCGAGCAGACGGGGATGGACAGCGACAATGTATTCATGCGGAAAAAGTTCCGGTTCGGGGCCGAGGCGCGTGCGGCCGGCGGGTATGGTCTGTGGCAGATGAGCTATGGATCCAAGGGCGCCGGATGATCTTGAAATTCAGAAGGTTAGAAAATCAGAAGGTATGAAGGTTGGAAATTTGAGCATGCTCGAATTGCCGACCTTCTAACCCTCTAACCTTCTCAACGTCTTATTCTACAGAGAGGAGCAAGTCATGATTCGAATCACGAGCAGGCGCCACAATTTCCGGCGGTGCGGGGTGCCGCATCCCAAAGCGGCGACCGAATATCCGGACGATCGGTTCAGCGAGGAAGAGCTGGCCGTTTTGGAGGCAGAACCGATGCTCACCGTCGAAGCGGTGGCCGGGGAACATGAGGACCCGGAACTGATCGCCGCCGCCCGGCAGGCCATTGCAGACGGCCGGGTGATCGCGGCCGGCCGGCCGGATCTCAAGGCAATGGCTGAAATACTGGGGGCGCCGGTCAAGGCCAAGGTCCGGGACCGCATCTGGGAAACGATCAACGCAGCGCCGGAGGAATAACCAATGGCTTACAGCGCACAGACCGACATCCTGGAGCAGATCGACGAGGATGTGCTCATCCAATTGACGGATGACGACGACACCGGGGTGGTGGATGCGGATGTGGTGACCAAAAAGATCGCCGACGCCGACGCGCTTATCGACGGGTACTGCGGCAAGCGATATACGGTGCCGTTTTTTCCGGTACCGCCGCTGCTCAACAAGTTCTCCGTGGATATCGCCATCTATAACCTTTACGGCCGGCGCAAGGGTGCCCCCGAGGATATCCGGAACCGGTTCAAGGAAGCCGTTGATTTTTTAAAGGGCGTGGCCAAAGGCGACAATGCCCTGGGCGAGGACGACCCGGAGGGCACCGGGACCGGCGATGCACCGGAGATGTCGACCTCGAACCCGGTGCGGATCTTCACCCGGGGGAAGATGAGCGGATATTAACAGGGGCCAGGTGTCAGGTGTCAGGTGTCAGGGAGCGATATGGTCGGAATTAAATATACCATCGATGATCGGGCGGCCGGGGCTTCGCTGAAACAGGCGGAGCGGCGGCTGGATCATCCGGAGCAGGCCCTGAAAAAATGCGGACTGGTGCTGCTGCGGTCTATCGCCCAGAATTTCAAGGCCGGGGGCCGGCCGGTGCGGTGGCATCCGTCGAAAAGGGCGCGGATCTCGGGCGGTCAGACCCTGGTCGCAACGGCGCGGCTCATGCGGTCCATCACCAGGGAGGTTCTGGGCAAAGTGCTCCGGGTGGGAACCAGTGTCAAATATGCGGCCATTCACCAGTTCGGGGGCCGGATCCGGGGCAACGTCACGGTCAAGGCGCATTATCGATTTATCATGCGGGCGTTCGGGAAACCGATCACGGGCCGCAAGGTGATGGTGCGGCAGCATACCCGGAATGTGGACATCCACATCCGCCAGCGGAAATTTCTGCTGGTACAGGATTCAGACCGGCGGGTGATGGGCCGGATTGTCGCCGAATATACTACAACAGGTGAAAGGTAAAAGGTGAAAGGTAAAAGGTGAAAGCACTTTTAACGGCCATTAAATTACAATTACAAACCGACCTCACCTATGTCCGGGAGTCGGATGTGTTTATCACGGAGGATGAGAACCTGATTCCCGAGGCGGTGAAGTTTCCGGCCGTGGGGATCAAGGACGGGCCGGTGGTCCGCACCGAAGAGGCGGGCGGGATGATGGAATATGCCCTGACCGTGAAAATTATCGCCTATGTGCAGTTGTCGAAACCCGAGGCGGCCATCATGGGAGACACGTCCACCGGGAAGGAAGGCATCCTGGACATCGAGGCGGATATTCATGCGTCGCTCGACGAAAACCTTCTGTCCATTACCGGAATGATATCCGCCGTGGCGCTGCCCAATCAGCCGGAGTCCGAGCTGTTCGGGGACGAGACGGAAGTGGTAGTGCGGAAGGTGATTTCGTATCAGTACGAGAAGGAGACCCAAAGACCCAGTGCCTAAAGTTTGAAGTGATCTAAAGTGACTAAAGTTAAGGAGGGAGACAATGCCATATCAACTGAAAAAAGGGGTGGAATCGTTCGAGGTGGTGGACGGGGCGTTTGCGGGGAAGAAGTTCCTGCGGGACCGGGTCTATGCGGAGATCCCGCCGGAGGAGAAAAACAAATTTAAAAAGCTGGAAAGCCAGGAGGCGGGGAAGCCGGGAGGCCGGAAAGCATCCAAGCATCCAAGCATCCAAGCATCCAAGCCTACTGAACCGGAGGTGAAGTCATGAGAAGTTATAGAGCAACACACAACCTGCTGGCGGTGAGTGCGAACACCAAGGAGACGGGCATCAACGCGGAGCAGACCCTGGACACCAGCCTGCTGGTGGACATGAGCGACGTGCTCAACCTGGAGCCCCGGCGGGAGGACAATGCCGACGAGCTGACCGGCAAGGAAGAAGCGGACACGATCTACGACCTGGGGAACCTGGCCGCCGGCCCCCTGACCTTCAACAAGGCCCAGCCCCAGCATTTCGCTTTCCTCATGGCCTATGCCCTGGGGGTGTGCAGTCCGGCGGCGGCGGGTACCGGGTGGGAGCACACCATCACACCTATTTTCAACGACGAGGATGCGGACCGGAGCAACCCGTCGTTTACTGCCGGTCTGCGGCTCGGATCGACAGTGCTCAAGCGGCGGTTTGCATCCATGTTCGTGGATTCATTCGTGGCCACGTTTGCCATCGACGCGTGGTGCAAGATCGTGGGCAGCGTCAAGGGCACCGGCAAGCGGACCGACAACGTCTACGAGGAATCCATCACGGCCCTGGATAACGTCACGGAATTGACCCTGGCGGCCAATGCCGTGGAGGGCGCCACGGCCCAGGCACGCCTGGACAATGTCCAGCGGATCCGCGTCGAGCTGACCGACGGCGTGTGGACCGAAGTGGCATATTCGGCGGTTTCGGCAGCGACGCCTGGGGTGATTACCATCACCGATCCCGGAGGGGCCGGAGCCAGCAAGACTTACAAAGTGCTCTATATTCCCGTTGAGGTAGTGCCAACCAATTGGGCAGCCAGCACGCCGTACGTCCTCGACGACCGCTGCAAGCCGGTCACGCCCAACGACTATTGGTACATCTGCACGGTCGCCGGCACCTCGGATGCGACCGAGCCGTCGACCTGGCCGACCGTTATCGGCGAGACCGTGGTGGACGGCAACGCTACCTGGATGTGTATCCCGGATGCTTGGATGACGTTCCCGAACCGCGTCGTGGAAACGCCCCTCCGGGTGAGCCAAGTGACGTTTAAACTGGGCGGAACCTGGAACGGCAGCGCCTTTCAGGGCGGCCGCGAACTGGACGCCGAGGTGCGGTCAATCGAGTGGACCTTCAACAACAATTTCGAAATCGAGTTTTCCGTAGGTGCGGACGGGGCCTACGGCGCCCGATGCTTTCGGCCGTCGCGGAACCAGGTGCTCAAGCTGAACCGGGAATTCCGGGATTATATTTTACAAAATCACATCGACGACAACGACGATTTCGGCGTGTATATCCTGGCCGAGGGCGCGGTGTACGACACTCCGCACAAGTACCAGGTGGAGATTGTTTTCCCGAAGGTGGCCCTTTTGTCCGCGCCCCTGTCGGTGGACGGCAAGCGGGTGGCCGAGGCCGGGGACATGGTGCCGCTGGAGGACGACACATACGGCAGCGTGATCGCCAAGGTTAAGAATTTGCAGACCGCGTATGCGGCTTAATAAGACCGGAAGGTGAGAAGGTGGGAAGGTAAGAAGGTCGGCAGTTCGAGCGTTCGCGCCGGCTGGATTTTCCAACCTTCTTATGTTCTTAACTTCTGATCTTCAAAAATCCGGAGGATTTTGAATATGGCCAGACGATTAGGGGATGAACTCAACGAAATGCGATTTCAGGACAACTTGTCTAACAGTGAGATCGTGCTGCAATACCGGATGCCGACGACACTGGAGCGGGTCGGATATACAAATGAGAGCTTCCAGCGCAAGGGCCGCAAGGTTATCAGCAGGCCCGTGGAAACCCGGCTGAAATACGGGCTAAAAATACTGATGGGGATCCGCGAGGGCGATTTTGAAATTCAGGGGCCGGACGGGACGTGGATCACTATTTCCAGCGATGCGAAATCGGAACATTATTTTGCCGGATGGAAAGAGCATGTCGAAAAATTTGCAGGCGACATCTTGGAACTGCTGGCGATCCGGGTGTTCGATGTGCCGGTGCAGGCGGCGGTGGAAGATGATGCGGAAGAAGAAACCGGCGAGGGCTCGGACCCAAACTGACCGAGGATCTGGCGGCGATCCGGAAAGGGCTGTGCACGCAAAAGGAGCGGGAAAAATGCGAAGTGGAATTCGAAGACATGCTGGAATGGACCTGCCGAAACTGCCCAAAGAAGAAAGCCGAAGATCTTCACCCATACACTCACAAACTCCTGAACCTGCGCATGCTGCGCATGGCCGGGTATCCGTTTCGAGCGAATGACTTGACGTATGAGGAGTGGCTGGATCTGGGGCAGATGGAGATGACGCTGAAATGAAAAAGAAAGGAATCAGACAGGATTAACATGATTAACAAGATTTTTCCCGCTTCCAGCGGGTACCATCCTGAGCATCCTGTAAATCCTGTCTAATAAAACATGGCTGGTAACAGTTCTAAAATTTACATCGAAGTCGAGGTCGACGGCAAGGGCGGCATAAAAGTTCTGCGCCAGATCGGGACCGAGTCCGAAAAGACCGGGAAAAAAGGGAAAAAGTCTTTTCAGGACATGGGCCGGAGCGTGGGGGGGTTCAACGCCCGGATGCAGAGCGCCCACGGGATGCTGCTCAAGCTGGGTATCGGGATCGGCGCGATCGCCCTGGCCAGACAACTAAAAGGGGTCGTCGATGTGGCCTCCGACCTCCAGGAAGTTACCAGCAAGTTCGAGGTGGTTTTCGCCGGCCAGATCCCCCGGGCCGAAGCGTGGTCCAAGGTCCTGGTGGACGCCTATGCCATGTCTACCCGGGAATCGAAGCAATACCTCTCCTCCGTGCAGGACTTGCTTGTGCCGATGGGCATGCAGGCGCAATCGGCTGCGGCCCTGTCTTTCGAGATTGTCAAGCTGTCGGCAGACCTGGGTAGTTTCAACAATTTGCCGACGGCCCAGGTTATGGACGACATTCAATCCGCGCTGGTGGGCAATTACGAAACCATGAAGAAATACGGCGTGGTCCTCAACGCAACGACCGTCCAGGAAACAGCCCTGGCGATGGGGCTTGCAAAAACAAAAGACCAGCTCACCGCCGGCCAGAAAGCGCAGGCGGCTTACCAGATGATGGTCCGGGGATCTCAGGCCGCTGTCGGCGACATGGACCGCACCTCCGCAGGCTATGCCAACCAGACTAAAAAACTAACGGCAAATATCGAGGAGCTTCAGGTGCTGCTCGGCAATCAATTCCTGCCGACCGCGACCAAAATCGTGGCGAACATCAACCAGTGGATCGAAGCCAACGACAGTCTGATCAAGCAAAAAGTTCCGGAGTATATCGACACGGTAAAAACTGCGGCATCCGGTCTCCATTCAACACTCTCCGGACTCTATGGATTATATGAAAAAATTCCCGGTGAAGTTGTCGGAGCCGCGGGCTATGGAATTGCCGGAAGGATTATATTCGGGGGATGGGGTCCGGCCAAAGTTGCCGGCGGAATATATTTAATCAATGAAGGATTGAAGCAGTTTAACGCGGATATCGGGACGGCGGTAAAGAACTGGAAAGACTGGGAAACCGCGGTCAATAACATCATGGATGTAATATCCGGAAAGCGGGACTGGAATACCGGAGCCCAAAAAAGCCAAAGAATCCCGGTACCGGAGACGGCGCCGGTCTATACCGGCGAGATCGGCCCCTCCACGCCCGGATATGATATTTACAAGCCGGGGCCGGCAGCAGCACCACCCCCGGCGCCGGGAGACAACAAGGCCGCCCTGGCCGAATATAAAGCCTTGATGAAAGAAGTGGAAAAGGCCCAGCAGGAATTCCAGGACGCCCTGGTAATGCCGGAGGGCACCGGGGCCCTGGTAGACGAACAGCTCCGCCGGGACGTGGGAAAGTATGCGGCCGGGTACGACAGCACCCTGGCGGACATCGAGCGGTCTAAAGAGGCCTATGCCGAGATGTACGCGGATCTGAAATTTCAGAGCGCCGACTATTTCGAATACCGGGCGTCATTGCTGGCCGAGCAGGCGGT